GCCGGATATTCCGCCTCCCACCAGTCTTTCCCCAGCGTATATGCCGGTTTTTCCTCAAATACCGCTGTAAGCTCCCTACCTGCCGTCACGGCGAAGGTGTACGGATTGGCAGTGGAAACGGTCGCGCCGCCCTCCTGCCAGCCGCTGAAATTGTAGCCGTTTGCCGTTACCGCTTCTACAGTCAGCACCATTCCGCCAGAGGCCACCCCGCCGCCGGATACCGTCCCGCCGTCCGGGTCGCTGGCCTGTACAGTGATCGTGCGCAAGCCCTCCGGCGCAGCGGAAATCGCCCGGATACGGGCGGGAAAGTCGGCGGCTGGGATAGGAGCCGTGGTGCCGTCCCTCTCCCGGATGGCGTCCGCAATGGCCTTCAGCTTTAGCTCCTGCGTACTCATCAGTAGCTCCCCTCCCAGCTGTCCAGCACCGCCGCCTGGATCGCGGCGGTCATTTGTTCCTCGGTTACCGCTCCCACATCGGCAGCGGTCGGCGTCCATGTATCAGGCCGCGCCCCCACCATCTCCGCCGTGTAATCTCCGGACTGGGGAGTTACTATGCCGGTGCGGCCCTTGAAGCTGGTCACGCCGGCGGTGCCGCTGCCACCTTCTTGGGGATCAACCCATTGGGTGTCATAGTCCTCATCGGTCTTTTTGGAAAGCACCTGACCAGCCACGCCGCCGGCGGGGATGCCGATAGTTCCGCTGCCCCCGAGACCATTCCCGGCAACCTTTTTCCCGTTCACATAAATTGCCAAGATTTATCCCCCTCCCATTAAAAGGCATATCCAAGCCCAACCGACGTAATTTTGTAAGAGCCTCCTCCAGAGCTGGATGACACCCTTATTTTATTAAAACGTTCCCCATTTCCCCAGTCACTCAAAAACGTATAGGTTAAGTGGGTTCCTACGGCACCTTCTATTGCCAATATAATTCCGCCTCCACTGTCTGACTCTTCATACGTGTTCTGCGCAATGATATGCTCTCGATCGTAATTATCGATCCCGGATAAGGTCAATGTAGTGGGAGCGGCACTGCGATAAAGTGCTACCTTAATTGTCACTAATGGAGGGGTGGCGGGAGGTTCAAACAAAAAGTGAACGGGAAAATCCTTTGTTGGGCTATCGCTGGAAAAGCTCCCTGTTACGTATCCAAGATGAACATATTTTCCGAATTTTGTGTTCAACACACCATTGGAAATTTCAAGACTGCTGCCAACCTTAACCCCGCCCAGAACAGTGTCTGATGCTACAGGCAACTCAGTGGTTACATCACCAGGCACCCACGTGCTTCCATCAAAGATCAGTACCTGCCCCTTTACCGGGTTGTCCGGCAGCGGAATTGCGCCCACGTCGTCGGCGGTAAGCGGCGTGTCCGTTTCCTCTGTTACGGTGATGGTATAGGGCGGCCCGCCCAGGGACTCTCCCATTTCCATGTGTCCGCCGCCCTCTACAGTGACGGTATTTTCAATGTCCCCGTTTTCCAAAACCTCCCGGATCTGGTTCACGGCCCGTTGTGCGTTGTTAATCTGCTTGCTCTGGTAGTTATACCCATGCTGCTCCGACAGTCCCACGTCGGCCCCCTCCGGGGCCACAATCTGCCCGGAGCTCCAGTCCTCCGGCAGATCCGCGGGCAGCGGGGCGGGCAGCGGCCTGTCTGCCATATCAATCTCCCTCCTTCACAATAAATGCATGGCGGAAGGCAACGGCCTCCTCCACAACCGGCACATGAACCGCACTGGCGGTCAACGCCGTCCCCGCCCGGTCCAGCAGCTCAATGAAGGCCACCTCCTCCGCCTGCTCCCGAAGCACCCGGTAGCCCACGCTGGCCACATTGCCCACGGTGGACTTGGAAAGGGCGGTGATGACAATCTCCCCATTGACCCGCACCGACTTGATATCATCCGCCACAAAGCCGGCGGCCTGGTCCAAAAACGCCTGCTGTATGCTGGGCTGTGCCGCCATCTTGACGACCTCCTCCTCTCTCCCGCTGAAGAACGGCAGCCGGCCCAGGGCCCAGCCGCCAAGCGTATAGTTGTAATCGCCCACAGTCCGGCTGATAACCTCCGCCACCCGGAAGGCCGCCGCCACCCGGGGCCGGCTGATATAGACGATATGGCAGGGCTTGATCAGCTCCATGGTGACAGACATCTCGGAGAAATACTGCTGATCCTCCACCGCCGCCTCAATGTACAGGGTGTAGCCGGGATAGTCCACCTCCACCTCCCAGTTCCCCGGCCCAAAGAGCGCGTCCAGCCGCTGGTACAGGAAGGGCAGGGTGAAGGGCGGCCGCATGGACAGCCGGTTGAGAATCCGGTCCCGGCGGAAGGCCAGCGTCTCCGTCACCGGGTTGGGGACAATGCGGAAGATGGCCTCCCACGCCGCGGCGGTGCCCTCGTCCATGGTCTGCACAAAGAGGTTACGGTGGATGCGGTCCATAAAGGCGGCCAGCACCCGCAGCTCCTCCCCCTCCGTCCGGCACAGGGCCTGGAAGTCCAGAATCTCCCGGAACCAGGGGGGCCAGTATTGGCACAGATCAGTCTCCGGCACGAAGGGCCACCTCCCCCAGGACGGGGGCCTGCTGAAGCTCCCCTGTCTCAATGAGCTGGAGATCCGCCGCGTCTCCGTTCAGCGTCACCGCCACGGCGTTCACCACACCGGGGACGGACAAAATGGCCGACACCACCCGGGCCAGGTACACCCAGCAGGAATAGCTGGTCAGCCTGTCCGCGTCCGGCTCCGCCCACTCCCTCCGGACGGACAGGAGATAGTCCCCCACGGCGGACTCCACCAGGGGCTGCATCTGCTCCACCGCGTACCCCGCCCGCAGGGTGAGGACGGCGGACACGTCCACCGCCACCGCCTCCGGGGCGGCGACCGTCACCGTGGCCCCGATGGGGGCGGTGCCGTAGCCCAGTCCCTGGTAAGGGGGCGGGTCCACCGCCGCCTGCACCGCCGCCACCAGCTCCGGGGAGGCGGGCATCCAGTCCGCCCCCATCAGGGACAGCTTCACCGTCCCCCCGCCCTTCCAGGTGGGGTAGATCTGGAGGTCGCCCACGCCGTCCATGGCCCGCACCACCCGCTTGTAGTCGGCCACGTTGCCGCCGAAGGGCCGCTCCCGCAGGGCGGAGATGGCCCGCTGGCGCAGTTCTTCATCCTCCTCGGCGTCGTCCCCGGGCACCAGGATGTCCGCGATTTCGGCACTGCCCAGCCCGGGGATCACCGTGATGGGGAGGATAGGCCCGGTGTAGCGGTTGCCGATCTCCCCCGGCGTCTCGCAGACCATCCGGTACTGCCCCGGCCCCACCCGCCCGGCGGCGGTAAAGTTGACGCTGTCCCCGCCGTCGATGGTGGAGAACCGGGCCCCGGCGGGGATCTCGTCCAGGCTGAACACCCCCAGCCGCACCGCCGGGGAGGCGGGGTAGCGCTCCACATTGGCCAGCACCGCCAGGTGGTCCAGATCCTCCCCCACGGCGGTCTGGATGGCCCCGCCCCGCTGCACCTTGTCCAGCTCCAGATAGAAGTCCTCCAGGGCGTAGCCCCCCGCCCCCAGGGCGGTCTGGATCATGGAGCCCTCCCGCTTGTCCAGGGAATCGGGCACCCGGGCCAGCATGGCCGCCAGCAGGGCGCGGTAGGTTTTCCCGGTCAGATCCAGCATGACTGACTCACCTCCACATTGGCGTTTACCGGGCCGAACACGGTGTCCACCGTGACGGCGGCGGTGAGCGTCCCCTCCCGAAAGTCATAGGAAAACGCCGAAATCCCCAGAATCCGGCTGTCCGGCACAAAGGCGTCCTCCAGCCTGCGCCGCAGCTCGGAGGCCGCGAAGCCCGGGTCCGCGCCCAGCAGGCCGTCCAGCTCGACGCCGAAATTGGGGGAGTAGATCTGCCAGCGGAACCGCTCCACGCTGACGGTGATCTCCACCGCCTGCCGCACGGCCTCGTAGCCGTCCCCCCGGCCCCGCAGGCGGCGGGTCACCGGGTCGGCGATCCAGGTGAGGGAGGGCTGGTCCTGGAACACCACGCCCCGGCTCAGGTCAATGTCAGACTGCGGCAGCGTCGCCATTGGGCGTCCCCCTCTCAAAAATCCGGGACAGGATGACAAACTGCTGACCCCGCATCACCCGGAGCAGCAGCACCTTGTCCCCCGCCGCCAGCCCCCGGTTCAGAACGATGTACCCGTCCTCCACCGGCAGGGGCTTCCCGTCCTCATAGCAGACGATATGCCCCAGCCGCTCATCGGAGGTATAGGCGTCGGGCAGCAGGGCCTCCGCCGTGGGGTATGTCCCCTCCAGCCCTTCCCCGGCCTGGAAGGAACCGCCCAGGGCGCTGCCGGTGGGGCCCTCCGCCGCCGTGTGGGTGTGGCTCAAGCCCGACACCCCGTGGCTGTGGCCCAGGCCGGACACCGTGTGCCCGTGCCGGAAACCCGCCGTGATATGTTCATGCTCCAGCACGGGGATCTTTTTTTCCACCACGGCGGCGGTGCGCCACAGCACCTCCTGGGGCAGCGGGGCCATGGACTCCCGGAGGGTGACCTCCAGCGGCTTTACGCTTGTCACCGTCCCCAGTACCAGGTCGGACAGGCCGTAGGCCCCCATAGAGCCCTCCACAATCCCGTGCAGGGTATCAATCAGATCCAACGGCTACACCCCCAGCTCCCGCACCTCGAAGTCCATGGTGTGGGTGTCATGTTCATAGGTATGGGTCACCTTCTCCAGCAGCACCGGGCCGAACAGGTGGATATCCCCCAGGTTGGGCACGTCCATCATCAGCATCTGCCCCGCCCGCACTCCGTCCAGCCCCAGGGCGGACACCTTCAGCGTCCGCCAGCGGCGGTTGTAGTAGGACAGCATGGACTTGACTTTGGCGGCGGCCTGGGCGGTGTTCAACGCCTCGTCCACCGTCTGGTAGAGCTGGAGCAGGCCCCAGCGGGCAATATTGCCGCTGTCCACCGCCTGGAACACGTCCCCCCGTCCGGTGGCCTCGTTGGGCCGCACCAGCTTGACGGAGTTGCAGGTGTGCTCGTCGATGTCCGTCTTGTAGGTGTAGTCCAGCAGCAGGGAGCC